GCACTGGCTTTCTCAATTACTGAAGAAGCTATTGAAGATAATTTGTATGATCGTCTCGCATCTCGCTACACTAAAGCTTTGGCTCGTTCCATGGCTCAAACCAAGCAGATCAAAGCAGCGGCTATCCTGAACAATGCCTTTATCTCTACTGGAGGTTTTGCGCAAGGTGACGGACAAGCACTGTGCTCGGCGGCTCATCCATCACTCTCCGGTTCTCAAACTAACCTGCTCGCTACTGCGGCCGACCTCAACGAGACTTCTCTTGAGCAAATGCTGATTGAGATTGCAGGTATGACCGATGAGCGTGGTCTGAAGATTGCTGTACAAGGCACAAAGTTAGTTATTCCTAAAGAACTGCAATTTATTGCAGAGCGAGTACTTAACTCTAACCTGCGTTCAGGAACTGCGGACAACGATAACAATGCTATGAAGAATATGGGAATGTTGCCTGACGGCGCAGTGGTTAACCACTTCCTTACTGATTCTGATGCATTCTTCATCAAGACCGATGCACCTAACGGGTTCAAATACTTCAACCGTTCGCCAATTAAAACGGCAATGGAAGGGGACTTTGACACTGGTAACATGCGCTTTAAGGCTCGCGAAAGATATTCTTTCGGTGTGTCTGATTGGCGTTCTGTTTTCGGTACTCCCGGAGCATAAAGTAAGATGTTTTACTAAGGGGGCTTCGGCCCCCTTTTTCATGTTTGACGATAAGCTGTATACTGTGATATGTTCCTATACATCGGGAAACAATCCGGTAAATCTGACAGACCCGAATGACGACATGTAGACAGATTTGCCTTAACTCACATGTGAGCACTCTATAATGGCTAATACAACTTTTAACGGACCCGTCCGTTCACAAAATGGCTTTGAAGACATTACCTTAGCTTCAAGCACGGGCGCAGTAACTACCAACTCTACTTATGGCAACAACGCTTCTATTGGCGGCACTCTTGCTGTAACTGGCGCTACAACTATAACGGGCGCTGTTAAAGCTAAACGCTCTGTAGTAAAAACTTGGGAAGCATCCACAGCAGTCTCAGACACGTTATCTATCGCTGACTCTGGCGCTATCGTGTTAATCCACGGCACTCTAGACAATGTCATTACCTTACCCGCCTCCGCTACTGCAACAGAAGGCGCGTATTTTGATTTCTTAGTAACTACTGCCGTAGGTTCTGGTAAGACAACGACCATTGTTATTCCTACTGTAACGGGCAGCACTTTCTTAGCCCAAACTCAACTAGCCGCAGGAACAGCCTCTAACGCTGTTATTACTAATGCAGGCGATACTTTTACCTTTGTAGCCGGTTCGGGAATAGGTTCTAGATGCCGCATTACGTGTATAACTGCGGTAACTAGTGGTAAGCAGGTATGGATGGCGAGCTCTGTAGGTACACCTATCTCCACAGTAGGGTAATTAACTAAAGGGAGAAACTTAGGGGCATGTCCGCGGTAAAAGCAGTCACTATAACTGTTGATACCGTAGCCCCTTTCTTTTTTTAATCGAGGTAAATACGATGGCAGATGCAGTAGCAACACAAATTTTATCCGACGGCCCTAAGTTTACCGTACTGAAGCTGACCAATGTTTCAGACGGTACAGGCGAGTCCGCCGTTGTCAAAGTAGATGTTTCCGCTTTAGAGTTAAGTGCTGACGGAGACGCTTGCACCGACGTAGTTATAGAGCGTATCTGGTGGCAATGCATTGGAATGAAAGTTCAAATTCTATGGAACGCTTCTACAAATCTTTTTTGTATAGAGCTAGGTGAAAATCAAAGCGGAGAGCACGATTACAGTGTGTTTGGCGGTCTTACTAATAACGCAGGCGGCGGAAAGAATGGCGACGTTCTATTTACCACCGTTGGACATACTAGTGCCGACACATACACCGTAATTTTGTACCTTCGCAAGAAGTTTGCTTAACAAAGATGGCTACGACTAAAGATACGAAAAGGTTACCTTCGGGTAGAATTAGTTATCGTGGTGAAACTTTTGCAGGTTTTAATAAACCTAAGAAGACTCCCAACAAGTCGAAAAAAAGTGCGGTACTAGCTAAGAAAGGCAGTGAAATCAAGCTTGTTCGTTTTGGCGACCCTAACATGAGTATTAAAAAGGATCAGCCGAAGCGGAGAAGCAGTTTCAGGGCTAGGCATAGTTGTGATACAGCAAAAGACAAATTTTCTGCAAGGTATTGGTCTTGCAAAGCGTGGTAATAATGAAGCATACAGAAATACTTGCTCGACTAGAGACGCATGAAGTTGAGTGTAATTTGCGATACAAAAGAATTGAAGAACGATTAGCTGAACAGAAAGAAAGTTTGAAAAGTTTAGATGTTAAAATTTGGGGAATTGTTGTTCTAGTAATTATATCGCCTTTCTCATCATTAATAATTGGTTGAGTGTATACATGACACCTGAATTTTATACTTATGGGATAGAAAAAGAAATATGCCAAGAAATCCAAGAGTGGTCTCAGGGCATAGTAGAGAAAGCAAACCCTTATTTTAACAATTTACCGTCGTGTCCTTATGCACGTAAGGCGTGGCGAGAAGATAAGATATCTTTTCTATTTAAAAAAGACGGGGGCTTCCAAGACCTGTACACCGCAATAAGTTCATTTAACGACGAGCTCGACATTGTGATGCTTGTTGATTTAGCCTTTGAAAAAGACTCGGAAGCTTTTCACGAGTACCTAGAAAACCTGAACGACGTTATTTCCGAAGGAATGTTTATAGATAAAGACATTTGGCTGATGGGATTCCATCCGTCTGACGAAGAAAACGACTATATTGACGACAGTACCTTTATGAATGCGGTTGAAAAAGAATATGCTATTATATTCATACAGCGCTTGTCTAAGCTACAAGAATCGGCAGACATGCTTGTTGAAAAAGGCTATTATGACCAATATCGCAAAGAATATGATGCGGACGCTATATTTCAAAAACGTGAAAAATTTTACCGGAGATTAAAAGATGGCGATGAAACCTAAGAAGATGCGAGCAGGCGGCCCGGTTAAGAAGATGCGAGCAGGCGGCCCGGTTAAGAAGATGCGAGCGGGAGGTCCTGTTAAGAAGATGCGAGCAGGAGGTCCTGTTAAGAAGAAGAAATAGTGGCGGCCTCAAAAAAGGGCCTGTATGCTAATATTGCGGCTAAGAAAAAACGCATAAAAGCGGGTTCTAATGAAAAAATGCGTAAACCCGGCACTAAAGGAGCGCCCACGGCCAAAGCTTTTAAAAACTCGGCTAAAACAGCGGCTTCAAGACGCAAATAGGGTTAAGAAATGGCTGTTTCAGGAAGCACAGATTTTGAACTTGATGTTACAGAGTACATCGAAGAAGCGTTTGAGCGTTGCGGCTTAGAAGTACGCACGGGCTATGATTTAAAGACGGCTAAAAGGTCTTTAAATCTTTTGCTGGCTGAATGGGCGAACCGGGGGCTTAATGCTTGGACAATCAAACAAAGAACTCTGGCTTTAACCGCGAATGACGGTGTTTATGAATTATCTACGGACATTATTGATGTTTTATCCTTAGTTTGTAGGCGTGATAACACCGATTATTCATTGCAAAGACTCAGCCGAGAAGATTATTTAACAATTCCGAACAAAACGACTACGGGAAGACCCAACCAGTTCTTTTTAGATCGTTTAACAACCCCTAGTTTGAAGCTTTGGCCGGTCCCGGATAACGCTACGGACATTATTATTTACGACGCGTTGACTCGAATCGATGATGCTGACTCTCCTACAAACACTTTGGCCGTACCGTTTCGGTTTTACCCGTGTTTAGCGGCAGGGTTAGCGTATTACATTGCTATAAAAAGGGCTCCGAACCGAATTGAAGTTTTAAGAGCGCTTTACGAAGAGGAGTTTGAAAGAGCAATGTCCGAGGATCGGGACAGGTCGTCGTTTAATGTGGCTCCTGCGCAAACATATTCTAGGAGTTAACCATGGCTAAGTTTGCTAAGGGTAAAAGATCTTACGGAATATCGGACAGGTCCGGCTTTAGATACCGTTATCAAGATATGCGAAAAGAATGGACGGGTGCTTTAGTTGGAAAAGACGAGTTTGAAGCGAAACAACCTCAGTTAGGGCCTTTTCGCAAGGTAGTAGACGCCCAAGCTTTGAAAAACGCTCGTCCAGATAGGGTAGAGCCCTTAGATATTTATGTGGGCATTCCTACGGTAGAACTTCCGGGGCCTATAAACCTTACATCCTTTGGACAGGTTGGAACAGTGACGGTGGTTATATGAGTTTTACGTATTCAGAGCTAAAACAAGCGATACAAGATTACACGGAGAACGATGAAACGTCTTTCGTCACCAATTTGCCTGTTTTTATTAAACAGGCTGAAGAAAGAATCCTTAAAAACGTCCAATTAAGCTTGTTTAAAAAGAATGTCAGCGGTTCTATGACTTCTAGCGATAGGTTCTTGGCTTCCCCCAGCGACTTTTTAGCGCCCTTCTCGTTATCGTATGTAGATGCTGACAGCAACCATATATTCTTGCAGTTAAAAGATCCGGACTTTATCCAATCCTTTAACCCTAACAGTGCCACAACAGGCGGGCCGCGTTTTTATGCGGTATTTGACGTTGAAAACTTTATTTTAGGGCCGACTCCTAATAGTGCGTATAATGTGGAATTGCACTATTTTTATCGTCCGTCTAGTTTGACGGTTGCGGGAGAGTCTGGGACGACATGGTTAAGTATAAACGCGGAGATTGCGTTGTTGTACGGTTCTTTGATGGAAGCGTATATATACATGAAGGGGGAACAGGATATGATGGCGGTATACGAGAAACGCTTTACAGAAGCGCTTGCGGGTATGAGGATGCTAGGTGAGTCGAAAGAGGTTACCGACGAGTACCGTACCGGACCCTTAATAAGGCCGAAACAATGAGTGCTAACGTTTTAGATTTTAACCCGGTATCAACCTTCTCGGTAGATGTGCAGACTACCAGCGGCCGAGGTTTTACCCCAGAGGAACTTGCGGAAAGATGTGCAAACAAAGTTATTGCTATATCTGATGATGCAAACCCTGCCATTAGGGCCCAAGCTCATGCTTTTCGTGGGCAATTAATTAAAACCCTAGAATTTTATATGCGGGAAGCGGTCAAGTCTGATAGAACAACCGTGTATAACGCTTTAACCGATGCAGGCCAGTCTGAGCTTGCTAAACTTATAAGGAGACTGTGACCATGGCTTTTAACGGAAACTTCATGTGCACCAGCTTTAAGAAAGAATTGCTGTTAGGCGCACACGACTTCGACGCTTCGAGCGGCGATACATTTAAAATTGCGCTTTATACCAGTTCGGCGACGATGAATGCTGCGACAACTGCGTATGCGACAACTAACGAGACTAGCGGGACTAACTACACGGCGGGAGGTGCGGCGTTAAACCCCGTAGACCCTACTTCATCTGGAACTACGGCGCTGACTGATTTCGCCGACGAAACTTTTTCCAATGCTACCGTGACCGCACGAGGCGCGTTGATTTATAACTCAACACCTAATACCACCTCTGTTTCTTTAACCAACCCTGCGGTAGTAGTTTTGGATTTTGGGGCGGATAAAACGTCAACCTCCGGGGACTTTACAATAGTTTTCCCAACGGCTGATGCCAGCAATGCGATTATTCGGATAGCGTAATGACTGATGTAGTTGTCGGCTATAAAGGCTGGAACTCTTCTAGCCAGACTTGGAACGGCGGCGCTTGGGGTGGAGATGTAGCACTTACAGCATCTACCGCGAGTGTTGGCGCTGTTACGACTACTGCGGATGCTAACGCCACTGTTGGCGGTTTGGCTGCAACCGCGGGTGTTGGCGCTGTTACCGTTGTTGCCGAGGCTAACGCCAGTGTTACAGGTATAGCTGCCACGGGCGGTGTTGGTGGGGTAACCGTAACCGGAATAGCCCTTGTCTCGGTTACAGGGGTTCAAGGAAATGCTCAAGTTGGCAGTGTTGAAGGCAAGGCCAATGCAGATGTCGATGTAATAGGACTCAGCGCAACTGGTAGCGTTGGGCAAGTGCTTGTTTATGGACGTATTGTGCCGGATCAGAATCCGAATTATACTAATATTACACCTAACCAGAGTGTTAATTGGACAAAAATAGCAGCGTGAGGCTAAGAGATGGCTAGTACATATACTACTAATACGGGAATAGAGAAGCCGGGTACAGGCGAACAGTCGGGTACTTGGGGTGATACTACTAACACTAACTTTGATATTATCGATCAAGCGACAAACGGTATTGTAGCGATAACGCTGTCGGCTACTGGTTCCACTGGGTCTCCTAATGCCCTGCCTATTACAAACGGAGCGCTGTCTAACGGCCGCAACCGTTTTATTGATTTTGTAGATGGCGGAGACATTGGCGGCACCGTCTATGTCCAATTAACTCCCAACGATGCAGAAAAAGTAGTATACCTAAGAAACAGCTTGTCTGGGTCTCGTTCTATTCTTATCTTTCAAGGTACTTATAACGCTAGTAACGATTTTGAGTTAGTTGCCGGAAAAGACTATGCGTTGAAGTTCAACGGGGCTGGAGCGGGCGCTACGGTTACGGATATGAACGTAAACTTAGCTGTAACGGCGCTTACCGCAAGCGGTGAGATTAGTGCGGCCTCTCTAGACATTAGTGGCAATGTAGACATTGATGGTACTTTAGAAACAGATGCGCTTTCTATCGCTTCTACAGCAGTAACCAGCACCGCAGCAGAACTTAATATCCTTGATGGCGCAACTGTTGTTGTAGCCGAGGTTAATTACTTAGACTTAGGCATCACCGCAGTTGGAACAGCTATAGCTAGTAAAGCGGTTATTTTAGATTCTAGCAAAGATTACACAGGCATAAGAAACCTAACAATTACTGGCGAACTAGACGCTGCAACACTAGACATATCTGGAGACATAGATGTAGACGGTACTACTAACTTAGACGCTGTAGATATAGATGGCGCAGTACAGATAGACGCTACTCTTAGCGTTGGTGTCGATGACACAGGTTACGATGTTAAGTTCTTTGGAGCTACCTCTGGGTCTTACATGCTTTGGGATCAGTCAACCGATGACTTGATCTTGGGGGGCGCAGCAGG